AGCAACGATGAAAACGCATGGTTACAATACGCTGAAAAAGTAATGTACAAACAAAGTCAGAAAAGCAATTTTTATGATGAGGGTAGATCATTCGTAAAATGTTGCGCGGATTTTGGTACAGCGATAATGACTCGCGAGGACGATGTTATACGGCGTATCCCTTCATACAAAACACAGCATTTAAAAAATTGCGCTATTGACGAAAACGCATACGGCGAGGTTGACGTTTTATTCCGTGACTTCTGGATAGACGCTTTTAAGGCAGTGTCATTATTTGGAAAAGACAACCTTCCTAAAAACATTAAAGATGCCTATCAAAGATGCAGTATGAAACGCTGGAAATTTACGCAGGCAATAGTACCAGTAGACCGATATGACATTGACATCGATCATCCGCTTAATAAAAACTTTTATACGGTTTACTGGGCTGATATAGAGCGCGATAAACCAATAATGGACGGATATTTTCAGTTAAAGCCGTTCTTCTGTTGGAGATGGAGCCGGAACCTTGACGGCGGGGTGTGGGGTACAAATAGTCCGGGAACAATGGAATTACCGGATATTAAACAGGCAAACAGTGTCAGAGGCGATATATCAAGAGTTGAACAATTGATGGCAAGACCGCCAATGAAAGCCACACAGGGGTTAACAGGAAGGATTAACATACGGCCTAACGGAGTAACTAGCCTGAGAGCAGGCGAAGATTTTAATTTCATAAATAACAACGGCAACCCACAAGGAATGATGGACGATCTTGCGAGACTACAAAAATCAATTAAAGAAGCGTACTATACAGATTTTTTTCTGATACTTTCACAGAACATGGAGAAACAAAAAACAGCAACCGAAGTAGCAGGAATACAGGGAGAGAAAGCCGCTTTAATGTCAGCATTTTATGGACGATTATCAGCAGAATTTTTAGAGCCAGTATTAGAGGATTTATTTTCTATCGAATTATTAAGCGGAAGAATACCAAGACCGCCCAATAGTTTATGGCAGCAAAATAGATTATTGCGTATTGACATGGTTAGTCCACTTGCACAGATGCAACGCCGTTATTTAATGCTGGGAAGCAGCCAGCAGGCTATGGCAGAGATCGCGGAAATCGCACAGCTTAATCCACAGGTACTTGATAATATAAATTTCGATCAACAAGTACGCAATATCGCAGAGGCTTACGGCATGGATAAACGTGTAGTTTACGATATTGCGGATGTGGAAAGAATGAGACAGGCGAGAGCGCAACAACAACAGGCAATGCAACAACAAGCAATGCAATTACAAGGGCTTGAGGTAGGAAGTAAAGCCCTTGCGAATGTAAGTAAAATACCGCCCGAAGTATTACAGCAGGCACAAGGAGCTATTTAATGATAACTATTGAAATGCAGGACGCGGCAAAACAAGAACAGGAAGACAGAAAAGTTTTTAGGCGCGTATTTGGAACAGAAGACGGCAAAAACATTTTAACATGGATTTTAAATGAATGTGGTTATTATTCCCAAGACCCAAAAGACATTGACCCATTGTTAATCAGTTTTTGTAATAGGCTTTTAGGAAAGACCGGGATACTACATCCCAGTAATCTTTATGAGGATGTCACGGTTCGCATTGAAAATTCCAATGACCGTGATCTTGAATTAATTATTAATGTAGGAAAAGAAGGAGGCAATTCGTAGAAACAAATCAACAGACAACAACACCGGAAACCGCGGCCGCAGCCGCCGCAACACAACCCGCACCAGCGACTAAACCAGCCACAACACTAGCAACAACAGCACAGGTAGAACCAAACCCAGACGATGAATGGAAAGGGACATGGATAGCCCAACTCCCAAAAGAAACCAAAGAGAAGCATAAAGACAGCTTGATTGGATTAAAAGGCAAGCAAATGGGAGAAGTTCTGGACGACTATTTTGGAAATCAATCAAAGCTGAAGGATGCGATTTTATTTCCTGGAAAAGAAGCAAGCACAGAGGAGATAGACGCATTCTTAAAAAGAATGGATATCCCGAAAACACCAGCGGATTATAAACTTGATTCAAAACTTATTCCGGGTCCGGAAACCAGCGAGAACAAAGAGACCGCGGCAAAAGGACTTGCAGACTTCTTTAAGACGTTAGGACTTACAAAAGGCCAAGCGGCAAAAATGTATGAGCAATATATAGCGATTGTTAAGGGAGTAAATGAAGCTGGAGCAACACGTCAAAAAGCACTTGCAGATTCCTTTGAAGAACGATTATTAAAAGATTCGGGAAACGAAAAGACCGCTACAGAAACAAAGGAATACTTTAAACGCGCATTAATCGCGTTAGGTGATAGGCAGCTTGTACAGGAATTAAAAGAAAGTGGTATGTTATACAGCACTTCTTTTGTTCGCGGGCTTGCGGATATTTGGAAAGCCGGAAACAAAGAGCCGCCTTTACCGCAGGCAGGCCCAGGAAGAGAAGCGACAAAAAAAGATGCTCTACCAAAGAGCGATCAATTTAACCAACAATACGGAGGTAAATAATAATGGCAGGCATATTTGATGAAGTAATGGACAGCATTAACGCTAAAGAAAAAACCACAGATTCAGGCGCAACCACAACGACAGAACAGACAACAAACCAGAAAGCGCCGCAGCTGCACAGTTACCATGATGATTTTAAAAAAGCATTCGGCGAAAAGAAAAACGAATAAACGTGCTGTATTTACTTGACAAAATATTCTAAGCCCTGTATATTATTCTTAAACAGGGCTTTTTAATTAAAGCCCAACCATCACCATAGCAGATGGTGCGGAGACGCACATCGGCATATCGGTAGCAAGTTGACCTGGCATGAGGGCAGAGAGGGGATAGAAAAGAGTTGCGCAACTCCGAGTATTGACCTGGCTGTGTTACTCACTTGAGGGGGATTCGAGGCTGATAGGATTAAATAAATCCTATAGCCGATCCGTCCCAGAAAAATCAAGGAGTAACAATATGGCAATTTTAGCCCAGAACAAACCGTATACATTGGCAGAAGCCAATAAAGCGGCTGGTAATGTCGAGACAGCTAACCTTCTTTCCGATTTTTCCCAAAGAAATAGTTTCCTCGATGAAGTTTCATGGTTCCCATCGACACACGGATCGCACACCGAAGAACTGAGAGCAAAACATCTTGAAGGCGGCGGTTTCACAGAAATTAACGCAGGAATCCCGCGAATCGGCGGTACTTCCGACATAATCAAAGAAACCGTTAAACTGTACGAAGGTGAAAGCCAGATTGACGACAGGATTTTACGGTTCGCAGACGATCCATACAAAGCCCGCGATACTTACGATACCATTAACCTTGAGGGCATCATGCAGGATTTTAACAAAAGAATTCTGTATCCCAAGGATATTGGTGACAGCAAAGCGTTTAAATCGCTTACCGAAATTAAAAACGAAGTTGACGCAAAGAACTTTGTTTTTTCGGCAGGCGGTGCCGGCACCGGATTAACGTCAGCATGGTTATTTGAATTCGGAAAAAAAGGTTTTCACTTTTTTTATGGAAAGCATACCGGAAACCCTGGACTTTCCAATGAAGACATCGGCAAACACAGAGTACCCGCCGCGGACGGTAACGGATTCCATGATGCATGGATAAGGCGTTATTCAATTAATGCTGGAATCATGCCGGGTAATCCGCGAAACTTCATGAGATTTTGCAATATCTCAGTTGACCCCGCAAGCCCAAACCACTTTGACCCGCGCGACTTGATTTTAAAGGCTAAACCCTTCCTGCCAACACCGGGAGGCGGTAACGCCGTATTGTTCGTATCACCGAGCGTATACGGACAGATTGAGGCCGCCGCATGGGACAAGGGAAATGCGAGCATCACAATCAGCGAAATTGAAAATTTTGGACTCGTGCCGAGAATCGTAGGCATACCAGTACGCCCGTGGGATGCAATCTCTGAAAATGAGAGCGCAGTACCAGACGCGGCATAAGGAGAAAACACAATGACCGATGCTTTAAGCAGATTTGGAGTAGTTACCACTTCCGGATCAACCAACACCCTTGACTTTGAAGCCATTGACACAAGGGCAGCAATGCAAACCCACCGCACAGGTGAACAGCACGATTCTACAGCAGTGTTTTTTATCGGCGCAGACTTTATAGGAAATGTCACACCGATGTTGATACATTGCGACACAGCGGACGGCACCTTTACCAATTTGGTTACAGGTGAAACAAGAATAGACCCGAAAGCGGGTAATTTTGCGCTCATACCGATGCCAAAATCTCATAAGAGATTCGTTAAGGCCGCCATTACAGCCGCAGCGTCAGGCGCAATGATTGAAGCATTTTTGGAACCCGGCCCATCACAGCCGCGGCAGTAGCAAACAAGCGCGGGAGCAACCCCGCGCAATTTTATTTTCAGGAGCAATCAAATGAAATTTTTATGCAATTCGGAATTTTCTCATAGCGGAGTGAGATTATATTATTCAGGAACGACTTATGACATTACACCGGAAACAGCAAAACAGTTAATCAGTCTTGATGAATCAAAACCGTTAGGCGCGCTTTCCTACTTTAATCCTATGGACGAAGAAGCCAATAGGTTTATCAAGGAACAGAAAGCGGAAACAAAACCGACAGGTGAACCCAAAGCAAAGGATAAATAACGCCATGATAGAACCCGCGGACAAATACGAGGATCAGTTAGAAAACTTACACGCAGTTGACGAAGAAGATTTTTATTACTATAACCTTCCTCTTAATGTTGTCCGCGAGCGCATGGTATCCACACATAACGGTGAGGTTATAGGTAAATTTGATATTTTAATAAATACCGCAGCCAGCGCAATATTAGAAATACCTGTAATGACATTATCTGAAAAACACCGTTATATTTTCGCAAAAGACTATATGACATTTATCCGCTACTTAATGCAGAAATACAGAAAAATGAGTTTTTTTGTTTTAATCGGCAGCCCTGTAGAAAAGACATACGATCGCCTTGCTAAAATACTGGGATGGAAAATAGTAGGAATAATGGAAAAACAGGTTTTAAACAACAAAAGCGAATGGAACGACATCAAATATTATGAATGGATAAATAAAAATTGGAGATCGGATAATGTTACAGACTGATAGCGTAAATTATACCGCAAGCTGGACGCAGATATGTAATCGAGCTTTAGGCAGGCTGGGAAGCGAAGCCATAACGCATTTATCCGAAGGAACGCAGAACGCGGAATTCTGTAATAGATTTTTACCAGAAGCAATTGAACATATTTTAGGACAATGGGATTTTAAATTTGCAAGGAGACGTGTACGATTAGCCCTTAATGCTGAAAGGCCATTATTTGGATGGAGTTATCAATTTACCTTGCCAATGGACTTAATAAGAATCATTGAAGTATACGGCGGCAGTAGTACAATGCCTGAGCAATCCGAGCTTATACCGTTTCAAGTAGAAAACGGAATGATACTTGCAAATACCAGAACTATACAAATAATTTATATTGCAAGACCAGACGATCCTAACCAATTACCACAATCGGTACGAAAAGCAATAAGCACGCATTTAGCGTATTTATTATCAACACCGCTTACATCGAATCAACAGTTAACGGCATTAATTGCCGCGGAAAGCCAAGCAGCCATAGAACAGGCAAAAGTTGACGACGCGCAAATGAATTACGATCCTAATGCATACGGAGAAGATTTTCATGTGGAGAATAGAAGATGAATATCAGCTTGCTTTATAATGTGTTTTTAGGAGAAACAAGCCCGCTTATAGCCGCACGAATTGATAGTCCTGCTTATGAAATGGGAGCGCGGCGCATGGAAAACATGATACCCATGTTAACCGGAGGAATAAGAAAACGGCCCGGAACATGGTTTGACGGAAATACAAACGGAAACAAAGAAGCGAGATTAATAGATTGGTTATTATCAAATGGAACCTGTATAATGCTTGAATTGACGGCAGGATTAATTCAAGTATGGCAGCAACAGGGCGATCGCTTTCAAGTAATACAGCAAATAACAAATTCATATACAAATAATCAGTTACCATTCTTACAGTACGCGGCAACCGCTAATACCATGTGGATTGTACACATAGACCAACCAGTAACAAAACTAGAATGGAATGGAGGCACAGTTTTAAAAACAAATCCAATGTTCACAGGAAAAGATTTTAATTCTCTTGACAATTATCCCGGAGCAATAGCGTTTAATGCCGGAAGACTTTGTTTTGCGGGTACAAGAAACCAGCCGAATAGAATTTATATGAGCAAGGCACCCGACAGCCAGACAGGCGAAGATCGCTATACAGATTTTACTCCTGGAGATAATCCGGCAGATTCTATTGTTCTCGAGGAAAACGATATGCACGGAAGCCGTATACAATGGCTTGCGGCAAATAGATATTTTCTTGCAGGCACAGAGAGAGCGACATGGAGCGATACCGGAGAAGTACCAACACCTGCAACCTTTGATATGCACATAGTGGAATACGCGGGCTCAAATGAACTACAAGCCAGAGGCTCAAGGGAAATAATGGTTTATGCAGGACGAAATGGGAAATCATTACGCGCTCTTGTTTGGAATGACAGCGCTCAAGGCGGCGGCTTTATTGATATGGATATATCAGAACAGGCCGCACATATATTTGGAACAGGTATAAAAGACTTTGCAGTAGCTGATTTTCCATATCCTATGATATGGATTGTTACACTATCTGGAGAATTAATAAGCTGTACTATTAATATCCGCGGCGGAATATTAGCTTATGCGCGGCACGTTACAGACGGGAAAGTTGAAGCAGTTGCGGTAACACCGCAAAAAACAGGTGACATAATTTTTATTGAAGTATTACGAGATAATAAGCGAAACATAGAACATATTATTCTTGAGGATTTAGTCAACGATGATTTTTCAAATAGCCATTATGTTGACGCGGGAGAAAAAAGAACATTCCCAACGCCGACAGATACCATAACCGGATTACAAAGATTCGCAGGAAAGAAAATAAATGTATTTGCAGACGGAGCAATTGAACCGACAGTTTTAGTTGATGAACACGGCAATGCGAAATTACAGGATGAAATGACTACAGTACATATCGGCTTGCCTTACACTTCTTATTTTGCACCTAACGAAAGACAGATACCAGCGGATGGAACAAGTTTAGGCAAAAAACGAAGAATAGAAAGAATTACGTTAAGGATGCATAAAAGTTTAGGCGGGAGAGCCGGAACCACAGAGAATAAAACAACAGCATTAATTACTGAGCGATTCGGCAGTTATGTTTTAGGCACAGCACCCGAACCATTTACAGGTGAAATTAACGTAACAGTATCAGGCAATATAGACACCGAAGGAGAATTAGTTATTATACATGAGGAGCCAGCACCTTTTACAATGCTTGCGCTTGTTGAACGTGTTGCGATTTTGGAGGGATAAAATATGCCAGTTGCGGTAGGAATTATAGGGGCAGTTGCGGGTGTTATCGGGGCCGGAGCAGCAGTAGCCGGAACCGTAGTGAACGCGAAACAGGGCGCGCAGGTAAATAAAACCGCACAAAAAGAATTAGACTTACAAACAAAAAACAGTTACCTGCAAGGCCAAAATTCAATCCGTGATTATGAAAAAACCATCGCTGACATGGAAAGCACAAAGATTCAATATGGTATTGATATCAGAGATACACAAAGCCAAGTAGAAAGTTACGACAAATGGTTAGCGAATTATGGAAATCAGTATAAACAGGAAGTACAAAGCAAACAGGCCCAGACAGATTCTTTAATGGCCAGCGGAAAAGAATCGTATGACAATTTCCTTAATGCGATTGGTTATTCAGACGCAATGGCCGGAGCCACAGGCCGGGTAGGAGCCGGAACTTCACAGGCGCATACCACAGGCATGTTAGATCGCAAGCTAGTAGATTATGTTGGAGCAGACCGCAGGCTTGATGCATCCGGGGGCCTGTTCGGCTCACAACTGACAGCGGCAAACATGGAAATGGACCAGCTGAAAGTTGACCTTGATTTCCAAAGGCAGGAGATGATTGCAAACAGAGACCTTGCACAATCGTCCATCGCGGATTGGCAGCAGGCAATTAATTTAACAGACCAGAGCATTGCAAACAGTACCGCGGCAAAGAATGACCTTGAGGATTTTATTAATAGGAATTTTGTTGTTTAGGAGGCTGACGTAAGACTTATAAATATAAACTATAACCCACTGCGCAGATCAAAAAGCGCTGTAGCGAACGCCGAGAGATCACAATATGTCGCAGGTGATATTGATATAGCTAAACAATCATTTGGACTCACAAGACAGGCTCTTGATTTGAATCAGGAAAATATTAATTTTAATAAAAAGATGCTTATCGCGAATACAATAATTCAGGGAACGCAGGCGGCAATAGGTTTAACGCAAGCTGCTGTAGGATTAGGTAACGCGATTTTTGAAAACAAACAGAGAGCGGCTTTACAGGCACAGAGAGGTAATATTGCACAGGTTAATGCAGAGATCAGACAAGCTGATATAGACGGATTTAATCCTTATGATGAAAACCAAAATTATGTTGGTTATGACGGGTATGTTACGAGAAACGGAAGAACCATTGGTGATATGAAAGCGGAAATTACCCAAGGTGTAGGAGAACATTTTAAGACGCAATGGGCCACAAACAGAGCGCTTGAAAATATTAACAAAGGGTTCATTGATATAGAATTAAGCGCACAGCAGCGCTTAATGGAAAGAGAATCTGCGATAAAAGATAAATTAATGCTTTCTGATTTGTCTGATTTAAAAGACGCAATTATCAGAGGAGAAGTACAATATGACCTTAACGGCAATGAAAAAAACGCAGAAACATCTGTAAGAGATATACTCGCAGGTTATAGTATGCCTGAATCACAAAGAGAGCTTTTAACAAGGCAATTTGTTGATGATGTAAATATTGCCAAAGTAAGGCGTGATGCGGAAAATATAGCGACAGCAGGCGGAGGTTATGCGGCAGCAGAAGCTCATATACGCGCAGCTGGTTTATCAGATGACCAAGAAGCAGACCTAATTAAAAATATGACTCAAGAACACGCTGTTACCATGAAAGGATTTGAAGATCATATACAACAAATAATTAACCAAGGCAGAGAATCAGGATTATCATCTTCAGCTATAAGCGCCTCTCTTGCAGGGTTGGCAGAGAAACAGACTGACCCGCAGAAAGTTGACAGAATAAATACTTATCGCAACCAGTTGAATAATGACAAGTTGGAACTTATAAACCAGCAGCTTACAAACGCAGTTGATTACGCTGTTAAGACCGGAGACACGTCCCGGATTGACGCAGTATACGAAAGCGCAAAAGAATTTATGACGCCAGAGCAATTCGAAATTATGAGAATTAAAGCGGAACGTCAGTTAATCCCATCGCAAATTGAAAACGAGGCGTTAAGGTTAGCTGAATACGGTACAAGTGCATCAAATGATTTTCTTAAGGAAGAAGTGAAAAATGGAAATATAACGCAAGAACAATCGGGTATTACCATGGAAGAAGTTTTCCGCAGAAATAACCGACTTATAAACTTAGCGGAAACAAAAGCCGAGGAAGTATATAACCAAGTATTTCAAGAGACCGGATCAATATATGATGCTATAAGCGCAGCCTTAAATACCGGAAGCGAAAACGCCGATGTAAACCAAGCTGTCAGCAGACGAGTAAGTAATTTACAGGTAGCGGCTCTAAATAACGCACAAGCAAAAAGATTGACCAACAAAGAATTCATGGGATTAGACCAGCTCATACAAGTGAGAACAGATTTAGAAAACAACCGCGGAAATTATATTAACCAAGACGGTGCATACGAAACCCATATGAGCGAAATAAACCGCCTTATAGTTAACAAGCAGGCGGAATATGAGAAAGGCGCATCAAGTCAGAAAAAAGATGATATTTATCAACAGGCGCAATGGGACGTAATTAAATTCCTTGAAACAGACGGAGCGGACGGAGCGGAAGTTTTAGCGATGTTAAATATCTATGCAGACCCAAGAAACCCAGATCGTTTAACACCCACACAATACTCAAATCTAGTAGATCAGGTGATGAAAAAATCAGGAGATATTATCCAACAGGCAAGCGGTCAGTTAAATACTTATTTAGATGACTTGACAGGGAAAAAACCTGAATATGAAAACATGGCTTTCGATATTAAAAAGGCTTTCCAACAAGGCGTGTTAAGAGGAACTATAACTAATGATAACGCGAGAGACGAAGTTGAAAAACTAAAATATAGATATCAAGCCAAATATATGGATACAAGAGACGGTCTAACCAACAATGATATTATACGCGAAAAACGAAGAATGCAGATCACAGGCGCTCTTGAGACTGACCATTATACGCATATAGATGAAAGAGGAAGCGTGTCGTATAGATGGATTGACGGCATGGAAAATGACGATGCAAATCTTTTCGGAATAAATCGCAGAGATACAATGAACGCCATAAGCGACACTGATTGGGAAATGATTGGAGAGAATCGACATAAAAACACAGATAATAATTATTCAGGGCAACACCATTTTACTCTTAGAAACAGCAACGGAGAACAAGTTATTGTGCAAATGGGGCCAGATGGATTGTTAAAACAAGATGGTAATAATTGGGTATCGTTTGATCTAACACAAGGTAGAACCAATGTTGTAACTAGTTATTATACTGCCTTGCCATCAAATACAAAACAACAATTACAAAATGCAATCGCCGGGAGTACAGATGCACAAGCGTTCTATGAAACAATTGACCGTATATTAAAACCTCTTCCAAATTCGCAAGCAAGAGCTAATTTTGGACAATTTTTATTAGATGGATACGGAACAGATGAATGGCGCAGACGAATGATAGAAATGTTAGGAGCACAAAATCAAAGCGGCAGAGCCACAGCAGCTGCAGCACAGCAAGCAGCAGAAGCTGCCAATAGGAGATAACCGTAAATACTGATTACCTTGAATTAATAAGAAACCAAAGACAGGCTGGGACAGGAAGTCCGTCATCGTCTTTCTCGATTGACAATCTTGCGGAAGCACAGAGACAAAGGCAGCAGGGAGCGCAGGAGCGTCTTGATGCTGTAAGAACAGGTAACGAAGCATACAATCAGGCGGCAGGAGACTATTATCAAACGTTACGCGATCAACATAATGATTATTCAAAACTTGGTAATTTCAACGGTGAAGATTTCCTTTTCTTTGACAAAATGCAGCCGCTTTTGGATAAAGCTATAGAAGACGGAGACGACCCGAAAGCTTTACAAGAACGTATCGCAATGGCGGCCATGTACTCAAACATTTTTAATGTATCCAGAGGAGACGCATTCTTAAATCTTGAGACATACAACCAAATGTGGATGGGACAGAGTGACGTAAAGAAAACAGGGCCGCAGGCAGTATGGGATAGCTTACAGCTTAATTTTGTAACTGCTGAATATAACAGACTTTCCCAGCAGCTTGCCAGAGCAGGAGGAAACGATCCTCATTTATTACAGGCGATTGAAGAAACAGAAAGAAGAATAGACCAGTTAAGAGATCATGCGCCAAAAATATGGTCGGATGAATATGTAAAGCAGGGCGGCTGGCATGACGTAGGACAATTTGTCCGCAGTGTAAGCACTACAATGGCGGAGAACGCAGGTCATATTATTAAAGGCATTGGAGCGGCAGCGCTTGCATCTACAGGTGTAGGAGCAATTGCCAGCGCCGCAGGATTATCTGCAGGTACATCAGCTTTACTTGTAGCAGGCGCAAGTAAGTTAGCAATTGCCGGAAGCACTTATGATTCTACATGGGGTATCAAATATCGGGAAATGACAACTGCTGGAATCCCTCATGACATAGCTATTAATTTTGCAAGACAAGATGCTCTTATTGAAGGCCTGATTGAAGGAGCCTTAGGCGGAGTTGAATCAGCAGGAGCAAAAACAATCGCATCAGCTATCGTTCCAAAGGCCGTAGGGAACGCGACATCAAGATGGTTTATAAGCGGTAAAATGGGAGTAGGAGCAAGAACAGCATTAAATATAATACAACAAGGAGCCGAGGAAGGAACAGAAGAATTTATACAAGCTTTATCCAGCGGAAATATTTACAATGAAGCTGTTGAATATGCTAACAGACAAGGCAGAGAGGATTTACAAAGACAAATAGCAAACGCATATACAGATGAAGTCCGCAGAGAACTTGAAAAAGAACTTGATAATTATACTGACATTGATAAAAAAGAAATAAACACAATTTTTGATGAGGCCGTTGAGGGTTTTTGGGGCGGATTTTGGACAGGTATTTTATTAGGTACACCTGTATCAGTAACGGGCGGAATAAACGATTCAAGAGCCGCAGCCACTCTTGCGAGAATGGCGCAGATAGCGCCTAACGAAGCAGCGTTTGTTGAAGCAGTTAAAGACGCACAGGCGCAGGGCTTTGAAATTCCTATTAAAGACTTTAATAAAATGGCAACCGATGATCAATCTGATATACTAACCAGGGTTTATAAAACAAATCAAGAACGTTTAACGCCGGAACAACAAAAAGCAAAACAAGAAGCCGCGCAGGACGCTGAATCTCTTGATGAAGTTATAGATTATAGAAACGCATTAAGGCAGGATGATGTAGTTGATAAGGACACAGGTGAAACAAAAACAGTACTTACAAAACCCGATACGTCAAATATATACAGAGAAAACGACAAACTTGCAATTACTCATTATACAGACACACAAGAAGACGGCAGCGTTGACGGCCGTTTTATTGCCGCAGATACACGCATTGAAGACACGGAAGAAACCGGAAAACAATGGTACGGATACATAAATTATACAGAAAGCAACGGCAAAATTAACATAGATCAATTTAAGATGATGTATGGCTTTGAAGACCTGCGTCAGGAATTATTTAACCAATTCGCGCTTGAAAACAGCAGAAAAGAAATAACACTTAATTTTAAACATGCACAGAACAGGGTTATAAGAGATGAACTTATAAATAATAATCCGCGAGGCGGTAAGTATGGATTGAATTATTATGAACAGGGAGATGACCCGATTGTAAGTAACGAAGCCCGGCAAATCGCGCGGCGCTTTACTCCTTTCATGAATAAAAGCACTCCTCTTGAAATATCCATTGCCGCAGAGTTGTTCAATTCTTTTTATAAACGCCGGGGAGAAAGCATAGGCGGAGCGATGAACCGACTGCTGGGAAATATTACAAACGACCCTAGCTCAAACTCACGGATTGAAACAGCCGCGCAAAGAAGCCCGCAGGGCAGAACGCAAATTATTAAAGGCGCTACATGGCTTGAAAGAACTGCAGAAGGGATGCGCAATTTTGTTTATTTAAATAAAAACGCAGCTGATGTCTCGACAGTAATTCATGAGACAGGTCATATAATCGCAAAGGATTTCACAGACGCGGAAAGAAGAATCGCCGCAAGAGCATTAGACGGATACCAGTTAAAGAACGGGACAACTGTTTATTTTAATGAAAACGCGCAGTGGTCAGACGAACAGCACGAGGCTTTCGCCGAAGCCCTAGAAAATTATCTTACCAACGGAAAAGCTCCAAATGAACAAATAAAAACAATATTTGAACGCATTAAAGAATTTATGAAACGCATTTATGAAAAGTTCAAGGGATGGACAGAACTATCTCCGAAGGTAGAGGAGTTTTATAAATCATTATTAAGCGGAGAACTTGCAGATCAGGCTAAGGCTGAAACAAGCAACCAGACGCACGAGGATGCACGCAGTGAGGTTTTATCAGAAAATACGATAAATGATACCGACGAGATAACAGAAACACAGAACGAAACATCATCATGGGAAAACATGAACCAGACCATAGATAATATACTTAAAGATTTAGACGAGATAAGAGAATTGTTAATAAGCGATCCGGATATCTCGCTTGAAGCGAAGACAGAATCAGTGTTGGACGCGGCAGGAGAAGTGTTGCTACAGACCAGAGAAAAAGAGATGGACGAAAACCCCATCGGTTACTTAAAATCCCTTGCGCAGAATATCACAGATACAGCAGAGAGAGACGAAGTTATAGCAGAACTTGATAGGCTTGAAGAACTCTATCCGCCGGAGAGCAACAAATACATTGCACCTAACGGAAAGCCGAGTAACTTAAACCACGCGCAATGGTACGCGGTAAGGACAACTAATTTTAAGAATTGGTTTGGAGATTGGGAGAGCGCGGCAGAGATACAGCAAATTGAGAATAATTTACAAAACTTTATATCTGAATTAGAAACCGCAAAGAAGGGAACAAGAGAGGAGATATTCAATAAATATGGAAATGATTTAAAACCAATTGCATATATCCCAAAGGAATATTTACAGTATTTTAAAGGGACAGCAACAAATAACAGGATATATACAGGACTTGGCTATTTTATTGACCATGCAATTAATCATCATCCAGAAATTTACACTTCTAGATATAATGATATACAAGAGATTATCCTTAATAATGATGAAGTGATTATTGACAATAGGATAAACGATGCTACAGGAGAAAACCGTGATAATCTTATATTTGTTAAAAAATATGATAAAAACGTAGTTTTAATAGTTTCTTTAGAAACAAACAAAGAAGGACAGATTTTATTCCATAAAACATTGCATCATGGTAAAAAAAATCTGTACCCCGGTTTACCCAGAGTACAGAATATATCACCTGTGGACGGCGTACCCACAATCAATACTGCCGATAAATCGACATTCGCCGGAAGCCTTTCCGCTCCTGATGATACTTCAATTATCGGTAATTTTATCGCTCCTGTCAACCCCGATTCTGTTTCAAAAGTAATAGACGAAAACGGTGAGCCAATAGTTGTTTATCATGGAACAAAAGAGTATTTTACTGAATTTGATGTAGGTGAAAGAACAGGATACGCAGGGCGTAGGCAGGCAGGCAGTTTTTTTACAGTAGATATAACAAGAGCAAATTCTTATGGCATTAATTTATATGGATGTTTCTTAAATATAAAAAAACCATATATAACAAATAATTACCCTGAAATTTCAACACTTAATAATGTAAAAATTAATAACTTAAAAACATCAGGATATGACGGAGTTATATTTAATGAACTTGCAGATAAAGATAATCCTTACGCACCAGAGAATAACAGATTGTTTGAAGAGATAAATGTCTTTGATTCTAACCAGATAAAATCCGCAACTGATAACATCGGTACATTCGATCCGCGGAATCCTTCTATCCTCTTCCAATTCGGCGATACTGACATGGTTGAGGAAGCAGCGGACTTTGAAAACGGTAAAGAATACCGCACCCACATCGAGGAAAAACAAGGTTACCCATCATCATTTCATGAAGATTTCATGAACTATACAGAAGAACAAATTGACGCATGGTACGAAGAGTTTGTAAAAAAATCAAAGCAGGCTAAAAACTCCAGCGAACAGATAACAGAAACAACCAGTAAAAAGAAAGCTGCACCAGAAGAAACCGACAAAGAATTTAATGAGTTAATTGAACAACCAGGGGAACTTGAAAAATTTGTTGAGCATATTGTAGTAGATTACAAAGAGGATTTAAGTAAACTGCAGCCAATTGATGAACAAGACGCCGAAGACATAGAGAAAGCAATCGAGATTCAAAGAAAATTACATAGGGTGTTAAAACATGAAACATGGCAGAGATTAATTAACGCAGGCGAGATAACCGGAGAGCAGCAAAGAAAAGCGCTCTTATCAATGATTCAGGCATCACCGAGAGACTATCGAGATATTTACGCAGATGTAATGGAAAGAGAGGAGTTTAAAGTAAGCCCGGAAGATTCCACTACCGCAGCTTTAAAGTATCGCGTAACTGACAGCCGTAAAAATGATGTAGATTTTATGACACCTGAAAAACTCAGGCAGTTCGCGGCGCGGTTGGACATTGAAGACTACGCAAAGAAAGTTGATTCAGGTAAAGCTTTATATAACGATCCTGTTCAAAAAGCATATATTAAGGATTTAAGAGATAAACTTAACAGGGCAGAAGAAACTCTCAAAGAATTTGAGGCTGCCAGACAGGAAGATAATAATTATATCGAACGTCAGATAAGCAAGAAGTTTAAAGAGAAATTTGAAGAAGCATTAAAAGCCCGCGAGGAAATCCGCAGAAAGAACGATAAACTTGACAGAGCAATAAGAACAGGAGAGAGAGACTTATCCGATATCACAAGACGTTTAAAAAGAGAAAAAGCAGATTATGATTCATTAGTACAAGACCTTCAGGCACAAGCAAGAATACATGATCTTGAAATTGACGTGCAGGCAATCCTTGCAGATGAACGTATAAGCAACGCAGTAAAAGCCGCAAGAACTGAAACAAAAGAAAAATGGGAAGCTAAGCTGGACGCGGTAAGAGAAGAGTATAAAGACTTCCGAAAGTCTGCAAAAACAGAAGCGACATTAACGGTAAGCCTCGCGCGTAAAGCCGCAATTGAAGAATTAAAAACGCACATAACTGATTTAAACGAACAGAGAAAAGCCGTAAAGGAAATGAACCAAGCAAAGCGCAAGGTTGTAAAAGTAATAAATGAAAAAATTACTTCCGATGTTAACGCGGTTCAGGGAATGACAATAGCAATTATTCAAAACTTTGTATACCCATCAATAAAAAAAAGCATTAATGAGTTTATCGGCGAAATAGTAGAACATGATCTGCGGCCTGTATTTGAAGCGTGGAAGGTTGATGAAAAACTCCGTAATAATTTATTAAAAGATAAGCCCAGTGCTACGAAGAGAAGAATGAGGCAATTATTTGCCAAAGAAAATTATGATGACTTAACAGAAGATAATAAAAAATATCTTGCGCGGAAGATTGCACCAGAAGACCGGATAGAAGAATTAGGACTTGAGGAAATTGCGCAGCGCAGAGAAAAAGATTATCCCATGACAGAAGAAAGGAGGCAGCTTGTTAAACAGTATCTTCCTGAAGATGTTTATTACAGAATCATGGATAAGCCGTTCAGTCAGTGGACATTAAACGAAGCACAGGAACTCGCAAAGATAATCCATGATTTAAAGATACTAGGAAAAAATCTTTATAAAGCTCATATCGAAGCAGAGCGCAGAAGAATCAATGCTTATCGTTTGGCGATTGTTAATACCATTAGAACCGTTAAACCAGGAATAGGAGCGGAAGAAGCAGAAAAAATACTCGGGAAATTCAGAGTAGATAAAGACGGTACAGCTCAATCTGAATTTAAAAGGAGAAGTTTAAAAGGCGCACTCGCGAGATATCAAGACATGAATGTATACCGCTTTACACGTATGCTGGATAACGGCGAATTAAACGGTAAAAATATGTCAGCTTTATACCGCGCACCAGATGATTCATATATTCAAAAGATGATAAACATTGACAGCCGTACAGAAAAAGTTCAAAACCTTATTAAAAGTTTAGGAATGAAGGAAAACGAACTATGGAAAAAATCAATAGACATCAACCTTGAAGGAGACATGGGAGTTAAAACATATACGGCCGCTGAATTATTAGGATTCTTAAGCGCCATACGTGATGACTACTCTCGCGCTGCTGTAATGTTTGGTAACTTATTAACAGAAAAAGAAAGGCAGCAATTCCAAAGACCGAATGTAATACCGGAAGAACTTAACGCGCTTAAATTAATTGCAGGAGATAGATTAGACAAAGTAAATGAAGCAGCGCAGAGATTAATTAAAGAGAACCCGAATTATCAGAAAATATTAAACGCAATCGATCGAGACTTTATCGAGGGGGGAAAAAGATTAAGCGGTGCACTTGTTAAATATAATAACACTTTTATGTCAGTTGTAGATCATTATTTTCCTATGATGAGAGCAGCAGCAGTTAACCAACAAGCAGAAGGTAATCAACAGCTCCGTGAATTAATGGGATCATCAGCAGGAGCGTTTAATTTATATGTAGAAAAAGGAATGACACAGAACCGTGTTGAAATACCGCCGCAATATCAGACAGCCATTAAATTAGATTTGCTTGCAGTATGGTCAGAAGCTGTAAACAAAGAGGAGCATTTTATAGCATATTCCCAGTTAGTTAAAGATTTAAATCAGGTATATAAAAACGACAGACAAGTGAGAAATACCATAGGGAACAGATACGGAGAAGAAGCAATTGAATATATCGACAAATATATAAATGAATTAGCAAACCCCAACCCGGAAAACAACAGATCGTCGCTTGATAAATTTGTTAAGACATTAAGAGGAAATACAGCGGCGGCTTATCTCGGATGGAAAGCATCAAGCATCGCTTTACAAGGTATAACAAGTCCAGGCCCGTTCCTTGCTTATATAAATCCAATAGAATACTGGGGAACTTATCTTGAGTACTGTACACATAAGGGAAAATTATGGAAAGAGATATGCGAATTAAGCCCGCATATGAAGCACCGCAGTATGAACATGATGACCGATTTAATAAAAAGAATGGCAGCAGACAGATTTGACACTAAAGTAAACCAAGCAATTAGTAAATTTAATGATACAGGAATTAAAGGCATTGAATTGATTGATAATCTAAGCGTCGCTCCGGGTTGGCTGGCTTTATACAGAAAAGAACATAAAAGATTGCAAAATGAAAATAATAATGTTAAACTTTCAGCAGAGGACATAAAAGTAAAAGCAGCTCAATACGCGGATGATATAATAAGATTAACCCAGCCTTCAGGACGCGCTGATGATTTATCGCCGTTATTCAAAAGCGGTACAGAACTTCATAAAGCATTTTTACAATTCACACAAAGTTTAAATGTTATATGGCAAAACATAAGATATGACATGCCGCAGATGATAAGGGAAAAAAAATTCATTAACGCAGCCGGAACAATAATAGGATATTCATTAGCCGGACTTATGCTCGGCATAGTAATGACCGGATTTGACGATGACGATGATGACGCAGAAAAAATAAAAAAAATGGCGTTCTGGGCAACAACACAATTCACTGATTCTTTCCCAATAATAGGAAGCATGGCAACTAATTACGCAGAGCAATTAATTACAGGCAAGACAAGATACAGCAGAGGATTTAATATTTTCCCCGCGCTTGATAAAGCGATGGATGCGTTAAACACCACCACAAAAGCAATTCAAAAGGAAGAATATGAAAAACTTTTAAAAGCCGGAATGCAGGCAATAGATGCATATTTTATGACAAAAGGTTTACCAGTATCAGGTAAAAATGAGATTGGTAAATTATTCGGAATAGGCGATGGGGATGGAGAATTTAACTTTAATCCCGGCGCTGTAATCGGACGCGATAAAGACGCCGTTTTGTTTTAGGAGGCATTGCGTATTATTCAATTCAGATTCACAAAAAACTTATGATCTAGAACCACCATTCCCAACAGAATTTACAATTCCGTTTGTTTATAATAGCCCCGAAAATATTTTATGTTTTTGGAGAAGATTTACAAGCGAAGACATTCAAGAGGAAAGGCACTGGTTAGTATTCGGAGAGGATTACACGGTTTCAAATATTCAACAGCAAGACACAGGCGGCACACTTACTTTATTAAAATATATTCCACTAGAAGCACAACAACTTGTTATTCGGCGCGTTACACCGAGAACACAAACAATTGATCTACACGATGGCGGTAAAATGTCAGCGGGATTGATTATGAGCATGGTTAACAAATTAACTATGCTTATACAGGAAATTGACGAGCAAGTTATCAAAAACGATGAAATATTTGACATAAAAAAAACAGTGGAAGATGCGCTTAATAAGGCAGTAGAAGTGATAATGGATCACCTTGAAAACATTGATCTTGAACTTGCACAAGCATATCAGCACTTAAATTCACAGGTTCAGCAATATATGTCAATAACACAATTCCTTATTCAATTTATCGAATCCATGCACGGGCCGTTAGGCGGAGCATTCCCATTAATAACAGACGATGGTTATTATCTCATGACAGATAACGGAGACTTTTTAGTCACCGCATAAAATTATGAAGGAGTAAAATATTATGGAAACCGGAAGAACAATAAGGCAATTAATTGATGCCGGAGCACTAACAGACGATGACGTATTGGCTTTACATCAACTACAGGTTTATAATCCGATAACACAGCAAAATGGAGATACCCGCAGTGTATCACTCAGGCGCGTTATAGATTATTTTTTAAATCGCACAGGGTTATCAGATATTGGATCACAGATTGATAATCTGGGACAAAATCTTTTAACAAAATCGGATTTTCCATTTTTCGCATGGAGTAGTCCGTTTTTAGTAGCATCAAGCCACAGGCGCAGACTTATTTTAAAAGCAGGAACAAAAATAGGAAATACTTACATACAGCAGGATATTGAATTAAATATTGATACCCTGCTTGATACAGGCTATTTGCAAAACGGCAAAGACTATTATATTTTCGCTTCTCAAAACGCAGACCCTATTACCTTCCTAGTCAGCTTAATTAAAACCCCGCCACAAGGTTTTATTTTATTTGGAGGATTTCACACCCTTTGTGTAGGAGTAGGATCAGGGCTTACTTACCCAGAGGGTGGTGTAATGAAAGACCATAAATTAAACGGATATGTAGCTGCTGATATTTTACCTGATTCGATATGGTGTATTAATTTTATGGCATTCGGACGGCAGGAAGGAACAGCATACATACCAACTCTTGACGAATGGTATCAAATATATTGGCAGAGCGGAAGCGGAGCGAATTCAAGATCGGTATATCAAGGAGCGATAACCAGATCGCGCCAATATGTAGACCATGTTGAAGATATGGCTTGCATAGGAATGAGACTACCCGATGATGCCGGATACGCCGCAGCTATGATTGGATCAAACGAGCAAACAGCGGTAGCGGGAGCAAACGAAGCCGGAGCCACAACCGGAGGCGCGGGAGGACGTGTTGATACAGCAGGCAGGCGCATGGTTTCAATATACGGATTGGAGGAAGGATGCGGCAGTTTATGGTGTTGGTTAGAGCCGACAGCCGCCGCAGGCAGGCAGGGAGAAATATCCCAGCAGTTGACGGAAGACCCGATCAGTTATGGATTCGCGACTATATCGTCAGCAAATTACGGGCCATTCCCACAGGCAGGAGGAAAAGGGAAATTCTGGGGTGTTGCAGGGGCTTTGCGGGCGGGGGGCACTTGGAGCAGCGGTGCGCATTGCGGTTCGCGGGCGCGCTCTGCGCTTAGTGCGCGTTCGCTCGCGGCTTCGAGTTACGGCGGTCGGGGGCGGAGCCGTTGCATTAGAGGTAATAGCTTATTAAGCGTGTAAGCGCTTTTAAGAGGTGATGTGTTATAATCCCTGGCTTTGCTGGCAGGAGGCAATTGGAACAACAGTGCGAATTGCAGTTCGCAGGCACGCAATGCGAATAATGCGCGTTCGAACGCGAATTCGAATAACGGCAGTCGGAGGCGGATACGTGGGTAAGCTAACTCCACGGCTGAATACATCACCTTGTCGAAAGGCAAAATACAAAACGGAGCGAAAATATCGTTAGTAAGGAAACTGAAAGCGATATTTTCTTTTGGAGATTAAATGCGAAGGCATGGAAACCTGTGGGATATAATAACATCACTTGATAATCTTCACGCGGCATATAAAAAAGCAATTTTAGGTAAATCTAAAATGCGAAGCATACAAAAGTTTAAACAGGACATAGAAGGAAATATCCAAGCAATACAAACAAGCCTGATTAAAAAAACTTTCACCACATCCTCATATTCAGAAAAAATGGTCTACGAACCAAAACAGCGGCTTATATACGCGCTTCCTTTTAATCCGGATAGGATTGTACAACACGCATTAATGAATGTTATACAACCTATTTGGGAGGGACTTTTTATATTTGACTCATATGCTTGCAGAACAGGAAAAGGTATACATTCAGGAAGCACACGCGCAATGCAATTTGTCAGACGAAATAAATATTGTTTAAAGTGCGATATTTCAAAGTTTTATCCTTCAGTAGACCATGATATTTTATTTCAAATAATTCAGAAGAAAATAAAATGTAAAGACACATTGTGGCTTATTGAAAATATTATACGTTCATTCCCCGGAGGAAAGAATGTACCAATAGGAAATTACACAAGCCAATGGTTTGGTAATTTATATCTAAATGAACTTGACCAGTATGTAAAAATAAATTTGCAAAAATATTACGGGCATATTGATTATATAAGATATTGCGATGACTTCTGTTTGTTTCATAACGATAAAAAAGTACTTCATTTTTGCGCGAAATTAATTAAAGAGTATATTCAAAGCAGGCTTTTATTAAGATTCAGTAAATGTAATGTGTTTCCAGTTAAACAAGGAGTCGATTTTTTAGGTTACAGGCATTTTAATAATTATATATTGCTACGTAAAAGTACAGCAAAACGAGTCAGGCGTAGATTGGAAAAACTTCCCAAACAATACGCGGCGGGAAAGATTACGGCAGAACAATACAGATCATCGGTAGGTTCAACTTGGGGATGGTTAAAGCACGCGAACTCTCATAATTTATTAATCACTTTAAAATACCATGAGTTAATGAAAGAGGTTAAAAAATTAGCATGAATAGATTTTCAGATTTTGCAGATACATCAATATCCCCAATATTAGACGGAAAAAAAATATCATTAGATGAAGTATTAGACAGAGAAATAATTGTATTAAATTACAGAATTAAAAACACAAAATATTCAGACGCGAAGAATCCAGACTGTCTTACTGTTCAATTTTCATTTGAAGATAAGCCAGACGATAGAAGGGTGTTTTTTTCAGGTTCCAGTGTATTAATGAGACAACTGGAGCAGTACAAAGAGAAGCTGCCATTTATATCCGTTATAAAACGGATTGGGAAATATTACACATTTTCATAAGGAGTAATAAATGATTTATCTTAAAAAAGAAAACGGTACTGTAAAAGTTTTTTACAGTAAAGAAGAAATGAACGCGACAGGCTACCCCGAGGCTGATAAGATAGTCACCGAGGAAGAATTTAACGGCAGCGGTTGTTATACCCGGATTATTGACGGCGAAATTGTAGTTGGAAGAACAGCCGCGGAAATCGCTACAGAAGAGAAAGAAGAGAAGATCGCGGAAATCGATGCGGAGCTTGCAGAGCTTGACAGAAAATACTTGACTCCCAGAGTATTAGGAGGCATAGGGATAGGCGATGAATACGCCATTGGAGAGCGCAACAAACACGAGCAGGAAGCCGCGCCGCTCAGACAGCAAAGACAGGCATTAATTACAGACAAAGTAGCCTGATTTCATAAAAAAGTATTTTGTAGAGTATTTGTAGACAATACGAAATAAATACATTGTAACTCCTTATCCTGTAAAGAATTAAATAAAATAATTTATTTTTACGGGAAAAGCTATCAGTTTTAGTTAATTAAGTTAATTATTTTAAAAAATCCTCATATTGATTATGCCGTTTAATTATGATAGATTTACTCAAATGCCGAAGGAAAACAAACAGCCGGATTTTTTTGATAAAATACAGCTTATAACCGAAAAAATTCTTACACACCGCGCAAAAGCCCGGCGGATCAAAAAAGAAAAACGCAGGGCAAAAAACCCTGTAATTGACTGGATTGAAGCGTTTTTATGGGCAGCATGCATGGTTTTATTAATTAATCAATATTTAGTTCAGGCATACAGAATACCTTCCGGTTCAATGATTGATACGCTTAATATCGGCGACCATGTCTTTGTTAATAAAATAGTTTTCGGACCGGAGCTGCTTCCGGGCTTTTTAAAGCTTCCAAGTCCTATTATCCCAAAACGAAACGATATTATTATTTTTGAAAGCCCCGCTTATATCTCACGCGGAACTGTGTTTGACATTGCCCAAAGAATTATTTACATGCTTACTCTCTCATTAGTTGATATTGACAGAGATGAAAGAGGAGAGCAGCGGATTCATTTTCTGATTAAACGCGCGGCAGGGCAGGCCGGCGACCGATTTAAAATTGAAAACGGCGAGATGAAAATCCGGTTTGCGGGAGAAGACCGCTGGGTCGATGAAAGAGAATATAATGCCGCCCGGAGATGGGATCATAAAATTAGAAGGCTTGTATCCTTGGATCAATATCCCGCGCTTTCAGCGGCAGGACAAGCCAGGGGATGGAGTGATTTAGGGTTTCCTGTTTCCGAAGAATTGTATTTAATGGCTTCTCCCGTTGAGAATATGCAATACGGCGACAGCTTTGCTTATCACCGCGCAAGACTGGAAACGCAGAGAAAAGCCGCAGTTCAGGACAGGCGTTACGCTATGCTTTACGCGAGAGAGCATTCTCTTGGCATTTTTATTCCGGAAGGAAGATTATTGCCTTTAGGCGACAATCGCGACAGTTCGCATGACGGAAGGAATTTCGGCCCTGTTAAATTATCAAAAGTGCTCGGCAAAGGAATGATTATTTATTGGCCGTTTACGCGCATGGGGAAAATTGAATAG